TATTACGTCTAAAGATAAGATAAGAGTATTATCACTTTCTTCACTTCTTAGCCATTTTTCTATACGCTTTTGTGTTTTTAATGGTATCCAAAAGGTATAAATCAATAAGTAAAGACCAAAGCTCAATATCCAAATAGCGTAAAAGGTTTCGTCGTTCATAATCCAAGTTTATCCTTAATCCATTTAGTAGTAACCGGCATCCCTTTTTGTAACATGCAAGAAGCTATCCACGGAGGAGCTGTTAAACTATTGTATAACCAACCTAATTCTTTTTTTGCATTATCATTACACTCCTTTACTGCCATTGCTAATTTATAAGTATCAACTTGCGGTATATCTGGTACAACTTCTTCTATTTTTTCTTCAATGTCATCCTTTATTTTTTCAACTTGTTTTTTAACTGTATTAGGTATTTCTTTTAGACCTTGTATTAAATCATTTATTATTTTTACCGCATCTTCCGTTTTGTCATATAATGCAGCTAATACAACACCTTTAGGCAGGTTTAAATCTACTGCCGGTATTATTTCAGCTAAAGCAATTAAATTGTTTAAAGCTGCAGCTCTTTTATCTAATTTAGTAAATCCAAACCAAAGTGCACCCTGTACAAAAGGTGCCGCAACTGGCATTATTAATTTAGCAATTTCAAGAACGTTCTCAAAGCTAAAATTTAACGGATCCTTTAAATTTTTTTTCATACTTTAAAACCAGTTAAAACACATGCCGCCGTACCTCGGTTATTATCTTCAGCTGAAGTAATTAATACTTTAGAATTTGGACCTATTACAACTTCTAATTGTTGTGGTTGAATTCCTAAAACAAACTCTGTCATGGTAGCTTTCCAGACAAACAAATTAGCGCCGTCTATTTGCATAATATAACTTAATACGTCATTTACTTGCATTGAAGAAAAATCAAAAGCAATAGTTATCCTAGTTAAATAATAACCAGCCGGATTATAATAATTAAGAAGTGTAGTCCCTGAATTAGTTAATGCTTGAGATCCTGACCAGCCGTATATTTGATTATCCGTTGCACGCTGTAGTGATTGACTTGCAGCAATACTCACGAATAAACTTTACCAACTAAAGTTACTTGCATATTTCTATCAGAACCAGAAGCTTGCGCTAAGGTTATTACAACCTTTGACAAGGGAGGAATTAAGATCTTAGGGGGATTATCCCATAAGGTATGGTTTACAGTTGCATCAAAATAAGTATGAATAATGCTTACACCGTTTAATAGTACTTCTATAGCTAATTGATTATTACCTATTTGTGCTATAGTGCCGTGGTATTCGAATTCACTAATTATATATTTTTTACCAGTTGTAAAAGACAACATTTCTGTAGCACTTCCAGATACTGAAACGTCACCACTATATGCATAGCAGTGATTCCCTATTGTAGTAAGACCTTTAGAGGGTCCACTAAATGGGGTGTTACTTCCTACTTTCTCCATTTATATACCATCATATAGAGTTAAACTTCCCGGGAACTTTTTCGTGCTCAAAATTTAGTGATCTTAAAACTGTAGCCTATTATATACTCTATTCAAAGTGTAATGTAACTGAGCTAGAGGTTGCAACTGCGGCATTAGTAAACTGTATTGCTAGTTGTAAATCAATATTATTGACACCACTAACACTATAATTTACATCTTTACGGCCCGTAGTTGTTGCTGGTCCGTCAGCTCCATCACCGGATACTCCACATAGTGTAATATTTTGTTCACTCATGTTTGAACCAGAAAGTTTGGCTACTACTACATAACCCTTAATTTCTAAATTAGAAAAAGCAAAATCTATTGCAGATATTCTACTAGAACCTTCCGGGACTTGTATATTACCTAGAGATGAAGAGCTCATAAAATCCGTCATTGAAAAAAAGACTTTCGTGGTTGGTGTGCTATCGTTCGTTCTTGTTATTGATGTTACCATTTTGTTTATTCCTATACCCTAATTACAATCTGAAGTATAACTTGTCTCCTCCGAGTTTTAATCTAGGGAATCGTGAACGGACTATAGCTCCAATACCGGCAACGGCTGCAGCTAAAGCTAAGGTTTTTTGACCATTGGGATCTGTAATCATGGTAATTGAGTTAGTGGATAACGTATTGAAAGCTTTAACAAAATCTCCTTCTGTTACATCTTTAATAACATTATCGCCGGGTTTGGCAAACTTGCCTCCACTAGTACCTCTATTCAGGTATGTTGCTACTGTTAACCCCGAGGCCATACCAGTAAGCGAAGGGTGTGGTATTCTTTTCATATTTCTTACTCCATTTTTACGGTTCGTGTTAGGGCCTTTCCTTGATTGAGCTTTACGAGACTTATTTTTAGGACGAGCTTGATATTTAGCTTTAGATATTATTTTATTATCTCTAAAATACATCATATTGCCATTCTTCGCTCTCTTGGCCCTATACACTACCATTACCAATAAACCTTTAATCCATTATATAACTCTTTTGGTTATACCATTTACTTATTACCCCCTATCACCTTCTAAAGAATAATGAGCGAGAACTTATTAGCAGAGTTTAAGACGACTGCAAGCTTCGCAATATGGGACGGTGAACATGCCATCCTAAGATTTACCGGTAATATAGACCGGAACTTTACTAAAGTAGATAGTAAAGGTAACGAACGTACGTATTTAGGTCTAGAAGTGTTTTTAATTGAACACTCTAATAAAGAGTACAGTCATCGAGAAAATGATGTCGTATTTTTAAGGACAGGATCAGAGTCTACTTTAGCTAAATGGGCCCTATCTTCTACCGGTGTTAAAAACGTATCTGATAAAACAATATTTAAATTGTTTAATTCGGCTAAGCTAGGCTTTGACTTAAGAGTAGAATCTTTACCAAAAGCTAAAAACCCGAAGGGGTCCCGTTAGTCCCTAGATAGGGATTAGGTAGGTTAGGGGATGGGAAAAGTATATAGGATGTCTCAAAATCGCGTAAAACTGCATTATTTTGTGATTCCCATGCCTACCGTTGCCGGTTCACTGCCGGCATCGCCCCTACTTGCTGCATTTTCCATGAGTGGTAATAATTTCGATGCGGCTGCTTGAATATACCACGGTTGACCACTCAAATCTTTTGCCATGTTTGACAATAACGACAAACTAGAACCTTCTTCTGTTTTTCCTAATTCTTTAGCAGCATTACCCATTGCACCAGACCAAAACTTTTGAAGATTTTCTCTTGCTTTAGGTAGCATAAATTCTTCAAAATCTAATAATATTTGTTCTCTAATCTGTTTTACTATTACGTCTAAAGATAAGATAAGAGTATTATCACTTTCTTCACTTCTTAGCCATTTTTCTATACGCTTTTGTGTTTTTAATGGTATCCAAAAGGTATAAATCAATAAGTAAAGACCAAAGCT